AACGGCTTTCCTTCCTCTTCCTCGTGGGAATCGTCTTCCGGATCGCCATCATCATCGAAAACAAAAGCTCCCTTGTAATCGTCATTCTCCATGAGAGACTTCATAAACTCATCGCCTCCCAGGAACTTTCCGTCTTCCAGGGTAAAGTTCTTCTTTTCAAACTCTGCTCTCACGCCGTTTTCTGCAGGTTTGCTGGTGAACTTATAACCACCCATGAACATATCCATGGCATGGGTACGCTCCTGGGCTGCAAGCTGTGCAGTCAACTTCTGTGTTTCCTGGGTGTACTTCGTCTCCCAGTCCTTTGCAGACTGCTTGATGCCGTCAATATCCATGTCCTTGTAGGACTGAATCGTTGTATTGGCATCTGACAACTGCTGCTTTACTCCGTCCAGCTCTGTAATCTTGGCATCCAGTTTTTCCTTCGACACATAGCCTCCGGCTTTCACATCTACTACCTGGATTTTCTTGTCAGCATCAATCGCCGTCTCCAGTTCCGCATAGGTCATAGCCTTAGGCTCTTCGCCGTCCTTCGGGGTTCCAAAAAGTTTCTTCAAAAATTCGTAAGCCATTTCACTTACCTTCCTTTCTTCGTTTCGCTGATTTCGTTTAGATTCCGGTTCACTCCGGCACTGCTATCGTGCGTTTATATCTCCGCACGCAAGAGAAGGAGACAGTTTATATGCCATATCACAGGGCAAAAAAACAACAGCCAAACGTTCCACCAACGGACCGGCTGATTGTTATTTGTTTTCGTGGTCTTAAAGGGTGTCTACGAACTTCTGAGAGTTCCCAGGACACGTTTTAAGTGCTTCAATAGTAAATTGTAAGGGTTAATACGTTACGGCCCTATACGGGGCAAATACCATTTAACCCATGGATGGGAGATAGCAGGATCACCTCCTTCCTACTCTTCTGTGAATACAACCCAGTCCTTAGCTGCCATATCTGTCTGAGACGGCGTCCATGGCACAAGCCCTTTCGGTGCATTTTCGTTGTCGGTCACAAGTCCGGTAGTGACGATATAGACATACTGCTGAGTCATTTTGCTGTGTTCATCCGGGAACTGCATTTCAAGGTAAATTCCTTTTCCGTTCCAGCCTTTTCTTGCCACCTTGGCACCACGTTCCAGGAATTTGTACGCATCCCCGAATCCAAACGTAGCCTCTCCGCCGAGTTCCGGGCAATTCTCTTCATCTGCAATCTGCCATTCGTCAGACGCAATATTGTC